AGACGCTGTAGTATATTGTACTTCAGGTTATCAGAGTCTTGATAACAAACTCATTCTTTCTTATTTGCAAAAAGCTATTCGACCACTCAATCAGTTGCGTTCGTTGGAAGATTCGTTAGTTATCTATCGTATCTCACGTGCACCTGAACGTCGAATCTTTTATGTAGATGTTGGTGGTTTGCCTAAAGCGAAAGCTGAGCAATACCTCTCTGACATCATGACCAAATTTAAGAATAAGGTTGTCTATGATTCATCTACAGGTGAAATCAGAGATGATCGCAAGTTTATGACAATGCTCGAAGACTTCTGGCTTCCTCGCCGAGAAGGTGGTCGTGGTACTGAAATTACAACGCTGCCTGGCGGCCAAAATCTAGGAGATATTGATGATGTTGTTTATTTCCAAAATAATCTATATCGTTCTCTCAATGTACCCATCTCTCGCTTACAACCAGAAACTACGTTTTCTCTGGGTCGTGCTACAGAGATTACTCGGGACGAAGTAAAGTTCGGCAAGTTTATTACACGACTCCGTAGTAAATTCTCTGAGTTGTTTATGAAGTTACTCGAACGTCAGCTAATTCTCAAAGGTGTATGTACAACAGAGGATTGGACAGAGTGGAAGCAACAGATTGATTTCGACTTTGCTGTTGATAACTACTTCGAAGAACTCAAGCTTGCTGAATTGAATCGCGATCGAGTTGGTTTAGCAAGAGAAATGGAAGAGTATGTTGGTAAGTATTACTCACACGAGTATATGAGACGTTATGTACTACAACACTCTGAAGCTGAGATCGAAGAAATCGATAAGCAAATTGCTGAAGAGAAAACTGATGAAAGATATGTTGATCCTGAAGAATTACAACAGGATCAACCCGAACAAGAAGAACCTGCACCTTCACCAGCTGGCCAATCATTTAAGTTAGTGCCAGACGATGAGAAAGACGAAGACGCAGCATAAAGCCGTTTTCTTTATAAATAAAGGTGTAATGTAATTGGAGATACAATATGACTGATGTAACTGATTTTATTGGCGCTGCTATAGCAGATAAGCCGGTCGCAGCACTAAAAGCTTTTTCTGCGGCTATGGAACCCAAAATTTCTGATGCTTTAGATGCACATTATTCTGAAGTGTCAAATCAGGTGTTCAACCCACAAGTCGAAGCTGATGACGAAGCAGAAATAAATGAGCTAGATACGGAAGTTGAAGAACCTCAAGCAGAATTAGAAACAGAAATGGAAGAACCTCAAGATGTCTGACTTACTTAGTAACATTTTAGAAAAGTACAAGAAAGCGGGTACGCTCGACATCGATCGTTCTGGCGCAGACGGCAAAGAGAACGACTTTATCGGTAAGCACACTGATAATGTTGAAACCTTTGATGGTCCTGGCATGAAAGAGATCGATGCTGCTGTTGCCGCTGTTTCACATGCAAAGCGAGCACCACATCACGGCTACGAAGTAGATGGTGATGACGATGTATATGAGTCTACTGATATGACATACGCTGACGATATTGAAGAGTTGGCTGGTATCGAATATGACGACGAAGATCTAATGCTCGAAGAAGATCAACTGCAAGAAGACGCTGGTTTCTTTATGAAGCTTATCGACGAAGTAGTCGAAGAGTTCTATAATGAAGAAGCTGACGAAGAAGAAAAAGCAATGCTCGACGAGATGCTTGCTACTGACGAAGGTTACATTGAATTCGTTGACATGATTTTTGAAGGTAAAATGGGTGTAGCTGATGAAGGCGGCGATGACGATGTGATCGATGCTAATCCTAAAGTAAAGGGTAAGAAAGCTAAGGGTGATGGCAAAGGCGAATCAGCCGATGGCAAAGATCAAATGGTCAAAGAAGATATCGAGCGGCATGCAGATCACAAGATGGTAAAAGCAAAAACTCCTGATGGTAAAGTTGTTTGGCGTAAAGTAAAAGCCGAAACTGAAGTAAGCAAAAGGAGCGAATAATGATTGTAAAAGCTAAAGCTGCAGAGATTAATCTAAGTACAGCTAATACAGTCGATTCCGCCTCTTGTGTCAGAATCTATAATGATACAGCTGGAGATATTCTGATTACTAATACTGTTACATCAGGATCTTTTACTCTTCCTGCAGGTGCAATTACTTTTGTAGATAAAGCACCAACAGACACATTGACTGCAGGATCAGCAGTAAAAGCAGTCAGCGTAGCATACAATATCTCTTAAGGACAAGACATGAAACTCATTACAGAAATCACTGAATCAGTAAAGGTATTGACGGAAGAGAATGCTGACGGCAAAAAGAGCTTGTTCATCGAAGGTATTTTTCTTCAAGGCAATATTCCAAACCGCAACGGTCGACGCTATAATACAGACGTCCTCGAAAAAGAAGTTGGTCGTTATGTAAACGAAAATGTATCAAAGGGTCGAGCTTATGGTGAGCTCGGTCATCCTGACGGTCCTTCTATTAATCTTGACCGTGTATCTCATATTATTACCGATCTGCGTCGTGAAGGTGACAACTTTATCGGTAAAGCCAAAATTTCTTCTACGCCGATGGGTAAAATCGTCGAAGGTCTTCTTTCCGACGGTGCACAACTTGGTGTATCTTCTCGGGGAATGGGTTCTCTGAAAGAAGGAAAAGACGGTGTGATGGAAGTTCAAGAAGATTTTTATCTCGCAACTGCCGCTGACATCGTTGCTGATCCTTCAGCACCCGACGCATTCGTAAATGGTATTATGGAAGGTGTCGAATGGGTGTGGGATCAAGGTAAAGCTGTAGCAATGCGAGTAGAAGAGATCGAGCGTGAAGCTCAAAAAGCAGTTCGCTCAAAGCAATTGAGTGAGCAAGCAAAGCTGCACATGTTTGAAAAATTTCTCACCGAGATTTCAAAAGTTTAATTTATATAAATACTAAACACTAGTAAAATAATCTAGGAGATATATCTAATGTCTGAAGAAAATCAAATCGAAGTTGAAGAGGCAGTAGATGTAGTTGAGCAAGAGGAATCTCTTGAAGAAGCTTCATCCGCAGCAGCTGATACTTTAAAGCCTTCAGCAACTAAAACTCAGATGCTTGGCGATCTGATGTCTAAAGTTGCTGGCATGACTAAGCAGGATCTTTCTGCTTTCCTCGATAAGACTCTTGCCCAAGTTGGTAAAGAGGCTGATTCCGTTCCTGATACGTCTGGTAAGAACAAAGCAAGTGTTGCAACTTCTGGTGCTGGTACGCCTTCACCTCGTGTTGCTGTTCCTGCTAAGGCGATGAAGGAAGATATGGACGAGCTTCTTTCTGGTCAAGACGATTTGTCAGAAGATTTCAAAGCAAAAGCTGGTACTCTGTTCGAAGCCGCTGTTCAGAATCGTGTGATTCTTGAAGTAACGCGTCTTGAAGAAGAAGCCGAGCAAAAGCTTGAAGAGCAACTTACTCAGTCTATCGACGAGTTGCATCAACAGGTAGAACAGTATATGGACTACGTTGTTGAACAGTGGATGCAAGAAAACGAAGTGGCTGTAGAGTCTAACTTCCGTGTTCAAGCAACTGAGCAATTCATCGACGGTCTGAAAGGTCTTTTCGCCGAGAGCTACGTTGAAGTTCCCGAAGAAAAGGTTGATCTCATCGCTGACCTTCAACAGTCAGTCGCTGAGCTCGAAGAGTCATTGGAATCAGTACAGGCCGAAAACCTGAAGCTGAATGCTATGATTAGTGAAGCAAGCGTCGAAGCGGCCTTCGAAGAGGTATCTGAAGATCTAGTCGAAACGCAAGTTGAAAAGCTTCGCTCATTGGCTGAAGGTATTGAATATGCCTCTGCTGAAGAGTATGCAGAAAAACTGAAGATCATTAAGGAACAGTATTTCACTGAGTCTAAGCAAGAAAACGAAGGACATACTGGTCTAATTGATGAAGAAGTTTCTGTTGGTTCTAATGATGAGTCTGGAGAGGGAGAAGCTAAGGTAATTCCCGAAGAGATGCAGCATTACTTCCAAGCAATTTCTAGAACGCATAGAAGTTAACTTTTTTATAAATAGATAAGTATATCCCAAATAATAAACAGGAGTAACACTAACATGAATTTAAATGAACAAATTCGCAACAAGTGGGCACCAGTGATCTCTCACCCTGATCTTCCTGAAATCGCTGATTCCCATAAGAAAATGGTTACCGCTATGGTCCTCGAGAACACCGAGCGTGCTCTTCGAGAGGCTGCTGCACAAGGCGCTAGCCAACAGCTTCTTTCTGAAGCACCTTCAAACACCATCGGTGACAACTTCGGCGGCGAGTTCGCTGGTTTTGATCCGATTCTCATCAGTCTTGTTCGTCGAACTCTGCCGAACCTGATGGCTTACGACGTCTGCGGCGTTCAGCCTATGACTGGTCCGACTGGTTTGATCTTCGCTCTTAGCGCTCAGTACGCTCCGGATGGTGCTAACACCACTCCTCGTACCGAAGCTATGTACGACGAAGCTGACACCGACTTCTCTGGTACTGGCACTCACACTGGCAACTCTCAGTCAGGTGCACCTGGTACTGGTATGACTACTTCTGCTGCTGAATCACTTGGCGAAGCTAGTGGTACTGCATTCGGTGAGATGGCGATGAAGATCGACAAAGTCACTGTAACTGCTAAGTCACGTGCGTTGAAGGCGGATTACTCGCTTGAACTCGCTCAAGACTTGAAAGCAGTACATGGTCTTGACGCTGAAGCTGAACTTAGCAACATCCTTGCTGCTGAGATCTTGGCTGAAATCAACCGCGAAGTAATTCGTACGATCAACACTGCAGCTGTCGCTGGTTCACAAGGTACGGTATCTTCTAACGGTACTTTCGACCTTGACGTTGACGCTTCTGGTCGTTGGTCAGTTGAGAAGTTCAAGGGCCTCATGTTCCACATCGAGCGAGAAGCTAACAAAGTAGCTAAGGACACTCGACGTGGTAAGGCTAACCTGATCATCTGTTCTTCTGACGTTGCATCTGCACTTCAGATGGCTGGTGTTCTGGATTACACGCCTGCTCTGAACGGCAACTCTTTGGCAGTAGACGACACTGG